ATCTGATGGCCATAAGCGATAGGATCCCCGGAGGCTATCGGATAGGCCGGAAGGATTCGAGCGTGGTCTACGCAGAGCGCGATAGCAGCTGCACAGAGTCTACCGAGCTGGGCTCGATTCGGTTCCGATCCCCATATACTTACGAAGTCCAGACAAGTTGCGATAGAACTCGGGAGCCGTGTTTCATGCTTCCCGAGTTTTTTAAGATCTAATTCCATTCGTACCTCCTCGGATTAGATTATGCTGGTCCTGTTACGGTTACTCCACCATAGCAGGTAAAGTTGAGAGTAAAGCTCGAAGGATCTCCCTCTGAGAAGTCCAGAGAGCATACACACTTCGATAATGTTACTGTGTGATCTGCATCATCTCCGAAGTCCGTTCCTTCTGCTTGATATGTAATATCGATACAAAAATGCTCGACATAAGGAACCCCGGTTAAACCGGTAGAGATATTCGCTGCATAGTTTCCGGCTTTATTGATGAAGTCACGAACCGAACCCGCTTCGCTTCCATCCGTGAATTGTCGGAAGTGAAAAGAGAATGAACCGGTTTTCGCTTGCTCATCTTGCTTTCGAATCGCTGCGAAGTTACCGCGATCCATAATCACCAGCTCGGAGAATTGCTGAGGATCGGAGAAGGTAAAGTTACCATCTTCGTATGCTACCTCGAGGGAGACCGGAGTCGGAGAGGCTCCATCTTTTAAGGTAATAAGACCATCGCGTTTAGTCTTTGGAACGGTTGAATAAGCCATGGTGGCCTCCTGTGTTACTGTGTATTATTCTATCCGATATTATCCGATAGTGTGTAAGATATTGAACGTTAAAGAGATGATAATATATTCTTGAGAATCTGTTACGGTTCGCTGCGAGCTGAGATACTGAATCGTGAATTGATTATCCGATGAATACGGATTCAGAATACCAGAGATAACGCTCTCCTCCGCATCGAGAGCCGCATCATAATCGATGGGATAGATATCCAGAGGCCTTAATCGATATGCGAACGTGCAGATCATCGGAGTAGATACATATACTCCGATCGCTCTTCGTTGTCTCTCTGTCATCGCAGTAGAGTTCGATACTCCAATCGAGAAGGCTCGATGGGCTATCGTGTTTTCCGTTCTACCGAAGTAATCTGGAGTATGGTTCGACTCCTTAAACCCGGTAATCGCTGCGACCTTATCCGCGAGCTGCTTTCGGATACTGGATAGAGATTGAGCCATTATCTTCTCCTGCGGAAGTTACCGAACCTTCCCGGATTGGATAAAAATATCACCGGCTGCTTAGCGATCCGGTTATTTGGCTGCTCGGATTGCCCATTATGATCATGATCATAGATGAAGTTAATCCGCTTCCATTCATCGTTATATTGTCGATAATGCTCATTAGCGAGATCCAGATATCTTCCGTTCGATTGACCTAGCGAGCTATGGAAGTCTCGGAAGATATAATAGAGGGATAGATTCTGATGAGATGCGCGGAAGGCCTCCGGACTCATTACGAGATACTCCAGACCTCCTCCCTCTTGTCTCATTCTCTGAAGCATCGTAAACCACGCCTCATCGATATAGGTCTGGTAACTGCTCAGATTCGATGGTCGGATATCTGCGAGCTGGGAATAAGTAGCCGTGAGATCTCCATCGGATACTACCGGGTATAATCTCCGCAGGACTACCGAAGCCATCCTCCGGAAGATATATTCCTCTCCTACAATTGTAATCTTCCACTCTTGGAGATAGCCCTCTCCGAGGATAAGCGAGTCATCGAGTATCCCAGCGGAATGCACGTAAGAAGGAATATTAGCGGGATAACTAGCGATAGCATTATCGATTAACTTCTCTTGATCTGGTTTGTAAAGAGTATACCGAACCGCATCCGGAGCGACCAGTACCCCATCGCGATAGATCGGGAGGGTACTCGTATTCGCTTTCCCTCGCTCGAGGAGTTCTGGGATCTTAATCTGCGGTGCGTAAGGTGTACTCGTTGACATTAGAATAACTCTCGGTATATTTCGATCCCTTCGGTCTCGAATCGTTGAATGCAGTCTAGCATATCTGCTCTCATTTTGTAGTGTTCATTCAAGCGGATCTTTACTTCTGGGATATGCTGAGAAGCGCTTAATCGATCGATGCTCTTCTTATGGGTTAGAGTCTCCAGCTCCCAGAAGTGAGATTCGATAGGAGTAAGGGTTCCATCGAGTACGAGCTCCGCGCTCCATTTACGGAATCCATCCATATCGAATTTCTTTATAACTCTATTCCCTACGGTTCGAACGCTCTCCCACTTCGGAGAATGGTATCGACCTCCTCGAACCGGATAAACGTTTATATATTGATGCTTTTCAGGAGCGAGATATATCCATCCCTGCTGCTGAAGTTTCCCGATGCGCGAGCCCGGATTACCTAGCTCCCCTTGGATCTGATGAATACCATTAACCCCGGGTACTACATACTCCATTCGAATATTCGGTAGGAAGTATCCGCGCTTCTCTTTCTTCGTTCCCTTCCCGCTCTTTACTTCGATCTCGAAGTAGTAAAAAACCCAGTTCGAGGGATGCCATTTAAAATAGAATGGATGGTTCGGAGGCTCTGGGAGAGAGGCCTGCGGATTCGCTCGCTGGGGAGCCCAAGGCTGGGGAGTAAATGTATTGCTCATAATGTTGTACCTCGTTTAAAGATTACGGTAAAAGAGGAGAGGAAGCCCTCCCCTCTTCACCAAGGAAAAATAACCGATTAAGATTATACCAGAGTAGCGATCTCGACTCCGCGATCATCATCGATGATAGCCATACCCAAGTAACAGTGACCCACGATTCGAGTCAATGCCTTCGTAGCATCGCGATCCATCTCGACCATAACTTCACCCATCTCCATAGTTTGAGCGGCTCCCGGAAGAGCTGCAGGCATACCGGTAGCGAATCCGATAGCACCCGGAGCGAACATAGCACCCTGATAGTTACTACTATTGTCCAGAATATAAGAAGAAGTATAGATCTCGACTCCGAGATAAGAACCCTTATAATGAGAGCCCTTAGCGGAGATCGCATCGTAAGAAGCAGCGATAAACTGAATAACACCAGCGTTCTCGTTACGGATTGAGTCCTGCAGTTCTGCGAACTGAGCTGGATGCAATACAGCAACGTAAGGACCGGGAGCTCCTTTATTTGAAGAAGCGGCTTCGAGGGCTTGAACAGCATCTACGAAGACATCTACAGTCAATGCAGAAGTAGCTCCGACTTGAGCGGTAAAACCAGTAAACAAAGCAGCGGTTAACTTCGCGAATAACGCATCGTAAGATTTAGCGATATGCTCAGCGATACGGAACGGATCGATATCACCGGCTCCCATACCAGTCATAGAGGCCATATCGGTAATGCTATAAGCGAGAGCGTTACGCTTTACTACGACATCTACGTGACCATCTACGAGGGCTTTATCGGATACGGCATCGCCTTCCGTAGCTCCTGTGAATTGTGAGAAGTCGCTCTCACCATCGAGGAACGCCTTACGGACTCTTACGGTATCACTACCGAGGCCGTTAATCGATCCTACGAAGTCCATAAAAGGAGTATTACGCAGATTAACGCTATCTTTAAGAAGTAATCGGATCTCTTGAGAGATCATCTGGGCTAGTCGAAGATCACCGACCAAGCCATTATTAGTAATAGTTGACATTTTACACCATTAGAAGAATAAGGATTAGTTTATGGGTTCTTCTGCTGTTACGGGAGCGACCCTACCCATACAAAGTATAAACGAAGTTTAAGGCCCTTGCAAGGATAAAAAAAACCCTCCCGAGGGAATCAGGAGGGAAAAGGAGAGGAGGTACGGGCTCTCCTTTATTGTGGGAATGTTAAGGGATTAGATAGATACTACGATCTCAGCACCAGTAACGTTAATCACTGATTTAACCTTCACGTTATTGTTATCTACGAGCTGGACATCTAATTGAATCAGATTACCGCTCGAATCGTAAGCAGATACATGAACGATCTTCTTACCGAGGCCGTGGTTCAATGTTGCGAACGTGTTAGCTGTCAAGTTCTGAGGAGCGAATTCCTTTCGGAAGTCATCGATAGAGACTAATACCTGACCATTCGTAACCGATGCAAGGTTACCAGCTGCAGAATCTGCAGTAATAGCCGCTTGAGCGCGTGCATCGGTAAAGTAAAGATTAGCAGATCCCTCGGTTACTTTATCTGAATCCGCATTTAGGGAATATTCTCCATTACTGTAAGATAAACCATCACCAGCTACGAACTGAGAGAAGATATCCGATAACTCTACAGAGAGAGCCCCGGTAGTGCTGTTATATTGCAATAACTGAACATCCGGACCGGCTACAGTAGCGAGGCTAATCGCTCCGCGAGCGCGTGCATCGGTAAAGTAAAGATTCGAACCTTCTGCGATATCTCCAGAATC